CTGTCCTTTTGTGATATGAAAGGGGTAAAAATTATGGCTGAATTTACAAGTATAGCTGTTCAGACTGTAGCAGCAAATGGAAACGTAGTATTTTCAAACACAGCAGTTAAAGGTTCTAACTGTATTCAGCACAGAGAGGGAAGCGGAATTATTACGCTGAGAGGACTTACTAACCAGTGCAAAGCGAGATTCTTCGTGGATTTTTCTGGTAATATCGCAATTCCAACAGGCGGCACTGTTGAGGCTATCTCTCTGGCCATTGCAATTTCTGGTGAGCCGGTTCTTTCTTCTCAGATGATCTCCACACCGGCAGCAGTGGACCAGTATAACAATGTGTCCTCTGGTATCTATATTGATGTACCTCGCGGATGTTGCGTTAATATCGCGGTAGAGAACACAAGCGATCAGGCAATTTCTGTTGCGAACGCAAACATTGTCGTAACCAGAGAAGCGTAGGAGGTGTGATTATGAGAGACATTAAAGACTTATGTGCAAGAATCGAAGATGAGCTTTCCAAAATCGCTGATAATGGACTGACCACTGGAAATCTGGAAATGACATACAAACTGATTGATATGTACAAAGACATAAAGAACACGCAGTACTGGGATAAGAAAGTGGAGTATTACAACACTGTCCTTGATGAGATGCGTGGTGGATACAATGACGATTACAGCGAACGTGGAAGAAAACGTGATAGCATGGGGAGATACAGTGCAAATGACGGCAGAATGATGCCGGATTACGACCGGGGCAGTTCTTATGCCAGACGTGGTGAACATTATGCTAGAGGACATTACAGCCGTTCTGACGGACGAGATGCTTATGACGACTATATGACACAGAAACAGAGCTATCGCTCCGGCAAATCTGAGGACTGCAAGAGGAAGATGCTCGCCGCTCTGGAAGAGCACCTTGACGAACTCACAACAGAAATGAGTGATATGTCCAAGGATGCAGAGTGCCGGGAAGAACGTGACCTTGTCAAGAGATACGTAGAAAAACTCCGTGATATGCTCTAAAAATACAAAAGTGGTAGAGAGGTAGTTGAAAGAAATCTGTTATAATGTAATTGTGCAGCAGGAAGCACAAGTAAAACGGTTGTTTTGACATTTTCGTTTTAATCCTCCTTTCTTTAATTTTGTAGCTGGTGCGCACGCTTTAATGGAAAGTTAAACAGGTTCGAATCCTGTCGTGCGTATTTGTCATCTGGCACGCAAGATGGCTCACCTCCTTGATTAAGGTTTTTGTTATTCATACTTTTTTTAAAAAAGAAATAAATATCCGAAACAACTCGTGGCAGGCATGACACGTTAAACACCTTGCTAACCCGGGAATCCGGGTTGATGGAATGTAGCTCAGTGGTAGAGCAGTAGCCTTACAAGCTATGTGCCGTAGGTTCGATTCCTGCCTTTCCGATTACCTTGCCAGTGGTCTAACTGGCTTAATCCATTTACCTGCGGCGGCAGGTCAATAAACACGACCAGGAGGATGTTATGCAGAAACTTATTGACACATTAAAATCATTTGGAATTGAAATCCCTGAGGATAAGCAGGCAGATATTAAGAAAGCACTTTCTGAGAATTACAAGAATGCAAAAGAAGTAGCGAAAACCCTGACAAAAGTCGAGGGTGAACGTGACGACTGGAAAGAACGCGCTGAAACAGCAGAAGAAACTTTAAAAGGATTTGACGGTATCGACCCGGCAAATGTCAAAAGCGAGTTAGAGACTTGGAAACAGAAAGCGGCAGATGCAGAGAAAGAATTCAATGCAAAAATCTACGACCGTGATTTCTCAGATGCACTCAAAGCGGCACTCGACGATGTTAAGTTTTCCAGTGAAGCTGCAAAGAAGTCTGTTATGGCAGACATTAAAGAAGCCGGATTAAAACTGAAAGACGGTAAAATTCTCGGATTAAATGACCTGATCAAACAGATGAAGCAGTCTGACGCATCCGCTTTTGTGGATGAATCTCAGCAGCAGGCTCAGCAGAACCAGGCAAGATTTACCACTCATGTTGGACAGCAGCAGACACCGGGAAGCATGACAAAGAAGGAAATCGAAGCGATCAAAGACCCGTCCGAGAGACAGGCTGCAATTGCTCAGAACATCCAGTTATTCCAGTGATTTTTTACACCGACTATACATCAGGGTATAGCCGCTAACCCAATACCTTAACAATTATGGGTAGAAAGGATTTTTATATGGCAGCAAAAGCTAATCTTATTATGAGTAATGATATTCAGGTCACAGCACGTGAGATTGACTTCGTTACCAGATTTGAAAGAAACTGGGAACACTTGCGTGAGATTCTGGGTATCATGAGACCTATCAAAAAACAGCCGGGTGCTGTACTGAAATCTAAGTACGCAGAGGGTACTTTACAGAGTGGGAATGTTGGTGAGGGTGAGGAAATCCCTTACAGCAAGTTTACTGTAAAAGAAAAGACCTATGCAGAAATGACTATCGAGAAGTACGCAAAGGCTGTATCTATCGAAGCAATTAAGGACCATGGTTATGAGAACGCCGTTCAGATGACTGATGATGAATTCCTTTTCCAGCTTCAGACTGATGTTACCGGCAGATTTTACGACTATCTGAAAACCGGTACGCTTACTTTCACAGAAGCAACATTCCAGATGGCTCTGGCAATGGCTAAAGGCCGTGTAGAAAACAAATTCAAACAGATGCACAGAAATGTGACTGGCGTTGTTGGATTTGTGAACATTCTGGACGTATATGAATATCTTGGAGCGGCTGAGATCACTATTCAGAACCAGTTCGGCTTCCAGTACATGAAAGATTTCATGGGATTCAATACTATCTTCCTGTTATCCGACAGTGAAATCCCGAGAGGACAGGTTATTGCTACCCCTGTCGAGAACATCGTACTTTACTATGTTGACCCGAACGAATCTGACTTTGCAAGAGCAGGTCTTGTATACACCGTATCTGGTGAGACAAACCTGATCGGATTCCACACACAGGGCAACTATCACACAGCAGTATCCGAAGCATTCGCAATCATGGGACTTACCCTCTTTGCAGAGTACATTGATGCTATTGCTGTTGGAACCATCAACACAACTCAGACGCTTGGAACTCTGACTGTAAACTCCACAGCAGGAAGTAAAAGTGGAGATACTAAAGTGACCATCACTCCGGCAAAAGCGAGCGCAGGAAATGTGTATAAGTACAAGGTCGCATCTTCTGAGACTGCCGTAGACTACGGACAGAATGTGAAGAACTGGAGCGCGTGGGATGGTGAATCCGACATTACAGCAACAACAGGACAGGTAATCACAGTGGTTGAATGTGACAGCACCTATAAGGCGCTGAGCGCAGGACATGCGACTGTAGCAGCAAAACCATAAATGTAGGAGGTAACTGGCATGGCTTATGCAGATTATAAATTCTATACAGAATCATTCGGCAATGTCGTGCCAGAAACCGACTTTCCGCGACTGGCAGAAAGAGCCAGCGATTTTGTGGACACAATGACGTTTGACAGGTTGGTGGACGGACTGCCAACAAATGAACGCTCGCAGAAGCGTATCAAAAAGGCAGTCTGTTCATTGGCTGAATTAATGTATCAGATTGAACTTGCTGAAAAGAATGCTATTAATCAGGCATCAGCAAGTGCGACCGACACAAATGCTGGTGGCAAATCAACAGGCATTGTAACATCTGTAAGCTCTGGCAGTGAATCCATCTCTTATGCAACACCTCAGCAGAAAGCATCGGGCGCAAAAGAATGGAGTGCAGTGTATGCCGCCGCCGGAGATGCGCAGAAAACGAATGACTTACTCTTAAAGACGGCTTTGCCGCTTCTGATGGGAGTAAGGACGGATGATGGAATACCAGTTTTATATGCAGGAGTGTGATTATATGGACATTTCAACATTAGGCTCATGTATAGCAATCGTTATGATATGCTACATCGTAGGAATGGGCTGTAAAGCATCAAAAAGAATCTCTGATGAATGGATTCCGGTAATCATGGCAGTTATTGGTGGAATTCTCGGAGCGGTCGGGATGAGAGTTATCCCAGATTTCCCGGCATCGGATTATATCACAGCAGTTGCAGTTGGTATGTTTAATGGATTGTCGGCAACTGGCGTGAATCAGGTTATTAAGCAGACAGTGCAGAAAGAATAATTAAGGAGAGGGTATCATGTACGAAAAAACGGTGACGATTTTTGACTATTACGAATCAGCCACGACAGGAGATGCGTACTGGTATCCTCATGTTTTATCTGGCGTTGACCTCATTACGGACAAAGGAGCAATCCTCAAAAAGTATGGCGCAGACGCAACTGACAACGCACAGTTACACGTTCGATACACTGTCCAGAACGGCGATATAACCATTACTGATAAGGATGGTAAGATTCTTCCATGGGTGCCACCCAAAGAATGGAAAAGGCAGATTAACAACGCTTTGGAGGATACCATCACATTCTCAGATGAGTCGTTCTTCTGGGAAGGTGAGTGGACTGGCGGAATGGTATCTGATGGTGATTATCGGAATGGATTCTACCAGTACATGAACGAGAACAAGGATAACGTGTTTAAGATTACCAGTGTAGGCGGTCCGTATACGCTAATTCCACATTTTGAGATTCTGGGTAAGTAATATGAGTAAGATTCATCATTTTAAAGGGTTCTCCATAGTCGATGGAGATATGAAAATCAAGCTGAATATGGATAGGTTCTCCAGGCAGTACCAAGAAGCCCAGTATCTCCTTGACGGAATGGTCATGGACAGCATGGTGCCATTTATGCCGATGATTACAGGGGATTTTGTCAACCGAACAAGAGTTGAGAGTACATCCCTGCAAGGAACTGGGAAAGTATGTGCGGCGGCGGCACCTTATGGACGTTTTCTGTATGAGGGAAAAGGAATGGTTGACGAAGCAACTGGAAGTCCCTACGCAAGACGTGGAGCAAAGAAGGTTCTTGTTAGTCAGTTTTCTGGCCAGACAGCTGCAAAGGAAAATCTTGAATACACCAAACAGGCACACCCACGGGCACAGGCAAAGTGGTTTGACGCCGCTAAACGGCAATACGGCAGTACATGGATTCGTAAAGTAAAGGCGCAGGCAGGAGGTGGCAGATATGGCGGATAAACCTATCGGAAAAGATGCAACCGGATACGAGATTCTGACAGATGCCATGAAAGCACTTCTGAACCAGTATCCGGGACTGTACGAAAATGAAACAATCAAATTCGAGGAACTTGGCAAGGAATCAGGAATTGCGTTCTCAGCAGATAACGGCGCCTTGATTTACTCAGAAAAAGAAGATGTTTGTGGCGTAATGCATCAGGTATGCCAGTACCCATTTTACGTGGTGTACCGCACAGCATCCGACAAGGAAAGACAGAAGTTATCTGTTCAGAAGTTCCTGGATAATCTTGGCAAATGGATATGCCGAGAACCAGTTATTATAAATGGCTCTGAGACACGCTTAAATGCGTTTCCAGTGCTTTCTCAGGGACGAGTGATAAAACGTATCACACGTGATAACTCCTATGGTTTAGAGCCACAGGAGAGTGGTGTACAGGATTGGCTATTGCCATTATCGGTACGCTATGAAAATACTTATGAAGTAATATAGCGAGTAACAACCGGCTATCAATTGGAGATAGTCGCTAACCTACACAGCCTTTTAAAAGTTATAGGCAGAAAGGACATTTCTATGGCAGTTACAGGCAAAATTGACCGTAAATATATGGCTCATTATATCGATGCAGGCTCCCTCTGTGGAGGACTGACACCGAAATATGAGCGTCTTGGAAAGGATTTGGAAGAGTACAATGTAGAACTCAATCCAGATACTGAAACATCTAAAAACATTTTTGGAGAATCCACATTCAAACACAATGGCTACGAAGTTTCTTCTGACGCCGATCCGTTCTATGCAGACACTACTTCTGATCTGTTCACGGCATTACAGAAGATTGTAGATGGACGCCTCAAAGACGACAGCCTTAAAACAAAAGCAGTTGAGGTTCATCTCTGGACAGAAGCTACAGCAGGCAAGTATGAAGCATATCAGCAGGACTGCTACGTTGTGCCGACTTCCTACGGCGGTGATACATCTGGCTATCAGATTCCGTTTACTGTGAACTACGTTGGAGAGCGTGTCAAAGGAAAATTCGACATTACTTCAGGATCATTTACAGCTGACAGTGAATAATTTTTAGGAGGGTATAGAAAATGGCAAAAACAATTAACACAAACATTGATGATGGATTTCTTCTTTTCACATTCACAAACAAACAGGGTGAAGTGTTCTCTTCATTCAAACTAAATCCTACCGACATCAACATTGCGGCAAGAGCGGAAGAATTGGAAACTTTCTTTGAACAGGCTCAGGAATCTGTTAAAAACGTTTCCTCTAGTAAAGAGATGGCGGAGATTAATAAGCAGATTGAGGACAAAATCAATTATATGCTCGGGTACGAAGCATCTAAAGATTTATTCAAAGAACCAATTACCGCAACAACTGTTTTTGGAAATGGTCAGGTGTTTGCCTATATCGTTCTGGACAAAATTAATGAAGCACTTACTCCGGAAATTGAAAAGAGAAAGAAAAAAATGCAGGAAACGGTCAATAAGTACACGGAGAAGTATGCAAAATGACCGCCTATGAGTTGCCCACCTCACTAAATATCAGTGGGGTGGATTTTTCTATCAGAACGGATTTTCGAGTGATTATAGATATTCTCATAGCCATGAATGACCCAGAACTGGACGAACAGGCGAAAGCAATTGTTATGTTACAGATTCTATTTGAGGACTGGCAGAATATACCGGCTGAGTGTCTGGATGAAGCTTGTCAGAAAGCTTGCGAGTTTATTGACTGCGGTCAAGTTGACGATAGTCCGAATAAACCCAAAACCCGCTTGATGGACTGGGAACAGGATGGAGACATGATCGTTCCGGCGGTAAACAAGGTTGCCGGTAAAGAAATCAGATCCATACCTTATATGCACTGGTGGACGTTTTTTGGATATTTCATGGAGTCTGGCGAGTGCCTTTTTAATACCGTAGTTGGAATCCGGTCAAAAAAGGTAAAAGGCGAACGCCTGGACAAATGGGAAAAGAAATTCTATCAAGAAAATAAGAACATTATTGATATAAAAACACGTCTCAGCGATGAGGAGCAAGCGTACAAGGATGCGCTGAATGAGATGTTGAACCTCAAATAGTTAGGAGGTGGACACATGGCTGCTGATGGCTCAGTCATTATTGATACCAGAATGGACACATCAGGTGTGCAAAACGGAGTATCAGCTATAAAACAGTCATTTAACGGCCTTGGAAATGCTGTAAAAAAAATAGGCGTACTGATTGGCGGAGCATTCGCGATTGGGAAACTGGCCCAGTTTGGGAAAGAGTGCATAGAACTTGGCTCTAATCTGGCAGAAGTTCAGAATGTGGTCGATGTTACATTTACCACAATGTCAGATAAGGTTAATGAATTTGCAAAGAACGCCATGACCTCAGCCGGATTATCTGAAACGATGGCGAAACAGTATGTTGGTACGTTCGGAGCAATGTCTAAGTCGTTCGGATTCTCAGAAGCACAGGCTTACGACATGTCAACGGCTCTAACGCAGCTGACTGGTGATGTAGCATCATTCTATAATATCAGTCAGGACTTAGCCTATATCAAACTGAAATCAGTGTTTACGGGCGAGACAGAGACGTTGAAAGATCTTGGCGTGGTAATGACCCAGTCGGCACTTGATCAGTATGCGCTTGCAAACGGCTATGGCAAAACCACGTCTGAAATGACCGAACAGGAGAAAGTGGCTCTCCGCTTGGCTTTTGTGCAGAACCAATTATCTGCCGCATCTGGTGATTTCATCCGAACATCTGATAGTTGGGCGAACCAGGTCAGAGTTATGCAGTTGCAGTTGCAGTCTCTCAAGGCAACAGTCGGACAGGGATTAATCAATCTCTTCACTCCCGTTTTGAGAGTTATTAATATTTTACTGGGCAAACTGGCAACTCTGGCGAATGCCTTCAAGTCATTTACGGAGTTAATCACCGGGAAAAAATCTTCTGGTCAGACAGGTGCAAGTGGCGCAGGTCTTGCCGGGACAGATGCAATAGCTGATACGGCAGACCAATATGGAAATGCCGCCGACAATGCCGAAAAGTTGGCAGATGCTACAAATGATACAGCAGACGCAACTAAGAAAGCTACTAAGGCGGCAAAAGGATATCTTAGCCCTCTTGACGAAATAAATAATTACTCAACTGATAAAAGTGCGGATTCATCATCAAAAGTACCGGGTGCACCGGGTGCAACCGGCGGACTTGCGGACAAAATGAAAGATGCTGTACAAAACGTTGATTACGGAAAAATGGCAGAGGGTGAGACAGTCCTTGATAAAATTAGCAAATCAGCTGAAAAGCTCGCGAAGCTCCTTAAAAAGCTCTGGAAGCCATTTCAGGACGCTTGGAAAAAAGAGGGTAAGAATACTATTGATGCGGCACAGATTGCTCTATCTGGAATTGCGAAGCTTGCTAAGAGTGTAGGCAGGAGTCTCATGGAAGTCTGGACAAACGGTACAGGTACGACAATGCTTACAACCATGCTAAGGATTGCTCAGAACGTGCTTAAAACTATTGGGAATATTGCATCCGGTTTTGCCGATGCGTGGAATAAGAACAATGTCGGAACGCAGATTATACAGAACATCGCAAATGCTCTTGTGGTGGTTATGCAGTTCATTGAGAGGATTGCCGCAGATACGGCAACGTGGGCGGCAAACTTAGATTTCTATCCGCTGTTAGAATCTATCAGTAATCTGACAAGTGCATTTGCACCAATTCTGGAATCCATTGGAAATGTTCTTGAATGGATTTACAACAACATCGTTCTTCCGATGTTGAAATGGGTTATTGAGGTAGGACTTCCGACAGTGATTAATTTAGTCGCAAAAGTAGCAACTTTTCTTGCTGATCATCAGTCGATTGTTGAAGCGTTCGGCGCAGCCCTAATCGGAGCGTTCGCGGCAGCAAAGATTGCAGAATTAGCATCGGGAGTTATCAAAAGTGTATCTGGAATAGCTACAGCCGCAAAAGGACTTATCGCGTTGATGACTGGTACTGGCGGGATCATGGGTGGAATCAAGGCCATTGCGACAGCAATCGGTACTGGCGGGATTTTCGCGATTGCAGTCGGTGCTGCTATAGCAATCGGAGTTTTGCTGTACAAAAACTGGGATGAAATATGCGCGGCAGCAACAAAATTAAAAGACTGGGTTGTTGAAAAGACTCGTGAATTGTCAGAATCAGCAACACGTACATTAAGCAATTTGAAAGAAAAGATAGCTAATGTTTGGAATATTATTAAAACATCAACATCTACTACTTGGAACGCAATCAAAAAGACACTTTCTGGCCTTTGGAACTCTCTTAAATCCACAGCCAGCACAGTATTTAATGCAATTAAAACCAAAGTTACTGGCGTTTGGGATAAAATAAAAGACAAGACATCTCGAACATGGGAAAGTGTTACTACTTTTATATCTACTAAGGTCGAAGCGATAAAAACCGCTATTACTGATAAGTTTAATGCCGCCAGAGATGCAGTCAAATCTGCGTTTGAAGGCATTGTTAATTTCATTAAAGCTCCGATTAATCAGGCAATCAGCATTGTTAATAATGCAGTTGGGATGATTAATAATGCAATTGGTGGAATTGAATCTGCATTTTCCTTTGGGCCTTGGACTGTTCCAACACCGTTTGGCTCAAAGACTATTGGATTTCATGCAACATTTCCACGTATCGGAACTATCCCATATCTGGCCAGTGGCGCAGTTATTCCGCCAAGGTCAGAATTCCTTGCGGTATTAGGTGATCAGAAAAAAGGAAATAACCTGGAAACACCGGAAAGCCTGTTACGGCAGATTGTCCGGGAGGAATCAGGGAAAGGACAGAATGGCGGAAATACCTATAATGTTACAGTCAATGCATCTGGCAGGAAGCTATTAGACATTATCATTGATGAAGCAGAACTTAGGAGACGCAGAAATGGCGGTCAGAATCCATTCTTGTTAGGAGGTGTGTAAATGTTGCAAGAACAGTTTAAGATTGATGGGGTCATTATAAAGGCCCCTGACACATACAAGCCGGTGTTCGCAACTACATCAACAGAAAGCTCTAAGAGAAGTCAGGATCTTGTTATGCATAACACGCCAATGGGGACTATCGCCGGATATGACATGGAATGGGGAGAGCTTAAATGGGGAGAGATTGCGAACATTCTGAATTTAATGATTAATAAAAGCCAGTTCACTTTTCATCACAAAGACCCTCGGACACCCGGCAAATGGATTGACAAAACGTTCTATGCATCTAATTTCAACATGGCAGCACAAACACTCAAGGATAATGAGGAACGATGGACAGGATTAACTATTAATGTAAGGAGCATTCGACCGGTATGATTAATGTTACAAATCAGTTAAAAACAGAATCTCTCTTAAATAGTAACTATTATGTTACGGCGAATGCGATGCTGCGTGATGGAACAACTTTAAACCTGGAAAAAGAAGATTTCTACCTTGACGGAAACGGAATCGTAGATTCTTCTGATTCCGGGGATTTCCCGATAGGTGTAGCCATTGAAAAAACAGCGACATTGGCACTGGTCAATGATGATGATAGATTCTCTGACTACAACTTTGCCGGAGCACAGTTTACTCTATTCTTAAATTTGAAATTGTCTGATAGATTGGAAACCATTCGCCGTGGCACATTTATTGTGTCGAAAAAGCCCGCCACGTCCGATGAGATTAACCTTACTTTGTTGGACTATATGAGTAAGGCGGAGGCGGACTACAAAACGAATCTTGTCTTCCCATGCTCTACAGGAGAGGTTTTAGAAGATGCCTGTCAGCAGACCGGGATTGTATTAGGTGACGCAACATTTAAAAACGCAGACTATCAGGTGCAGAATAAGCCAAAAAACACCACTTTTAGAGCAGTAATCGGTATGGTTGCAGCTCTGGCAGGTGGCAACGCTCGCATTGATGAGAATGATAATTTGCGAATCATCACTTTTGACGATGGTGCAGACACTATTACATTAGAAACAGTTCCATGGTATGACATTAACGGAAGCGCCATTCTTGATGTTGGAAGTAACGAGATCGAGACAATTCTTGAACGAAAAGGGTTTAATCTAAATGCTATCAGGAATCTTACCTATGATGTCGATGACGTGGTTGTTACTGGGGTCAAATATACAGATAATGAAACAGAATATAAGTACGGTACAGACGGATATGTCATCACGATTGATAATAAGCTTCTGAACGGAAATGAACAGGCGGGTGTTGACCTGATTGGAAAAGAGCTTGTCGGTATGAGATTAAGACCGTTCTCTTGCGACAGCACAGCGATTGGATATGCCACATTTGGAGATAGAGTTACATTTTCCGACATTAAAGGTAACATTTACTATTCATACCTGACAGATGTAGACTTCGCATTCTCTGGCAGTACAAGCTTCTCTTGTAATGCAAAAAGCATGGAGGATATCAATGTTGACTATCCAGACAGCATGCAGGTCGAGGTCGACAATATAAAGAAAGATTCCGAGAAAAAGATTACTGCCTATGACGCAAAACTAAAGCAGATGAACGAACTGGCAGCTAACACCCTTGGATTTTATTATACAGAAGAAGTTCAGGCAGACGGTTCAACGATTTCATATAGACATAACAAGCCTACACTTGCGGATTCTAAAGTAATCTACAAGACGGGTGTTGATGGATTCTTCTTGTCAGTAGACGGAGGTCAGACTTGGAAAGCTGGATTTGATAGTAACGGCGATGTAGTATTGAACATTCTATATGCCATCGGCATACAGTCGGATTGGATTAACACAAGAGGATTCACGGCAAAAGACAACGATGGGAACATTACATTCCGCATTGATGCAGAGACAGGAGCTGTCAATCTCAATGCTACGGAGCTTACAATTAAAGGGAAGACGCCTGAGAACGTGGCAAATGCCGAAGTTGAGAAGTTCATTACAGAAGTCTATTCTCCGCAGATTAGAGTCCTTCAGGAGCAGATTGACGGACAGATAGAAGCGTTTTTTGGAGACTATGTTCCTGATGGTAATAATGAACCGGCATCCACTTGGACAGATGATACAACTAAAAAGAAACACTTAGGTGACCTGTTTTACATCGTAAATAACGAAGAATATGGCGGGCAGGCTTACAGATATGCAAAGATTAATGGCGAATACAAGTGGGACTATGTAAAAGATACTGCGGTGGTCAAAGCCCTTGCAGATGCAGCAAAAGCTCAGGACACGGCGAATGTAAAGAAAAGAATATTTGGGGCAGAACCAGTACCCCCTTACGATATTGACGATTTATGGGTTCAGGGAAAGGCCGGGGACATTCTTAAATGCCAAAAGGCAAAGGCAGAAGGCGCAAGCTATGACGCCGATGACTGGGTAAGAGCATCTAAATATACGGATGATTCTGCAATCACAAAATTTATCAAGGGCGTTTTTGCCGATACGATCGAAAGTCTTCAAGAACAGCTTGATGGTAAGATACAGACTTGGAGCCAGGATACAGACCCAGCGCTTGAATGGACAGAAACAGAAGAGATTCCGTGGACAGATGTTGACGGTAATTCCATTCTGGACGTAGGTGGAAATGAGATTTTGCTTATCTGGGAAAAAGGCAAATATATCCACAAAGGAGACCTTTGGCAGAACACCTCGGGTGGCAACACACGCTGGCGGTGGGATGGCAGTGAATGGGTCGAGCAGAAAGCGCCGGATTATCTGTTTGATAAGATTGACGGGAAAGCAGCAGTCTATTTTGAACAGCCTAAACCGCCATACAACATGGGAGATTTCTGGGTCACATCAAAGGCAAATGGCGAAGCATCTATCAAAACAGCAGTTAGAAGCCGAGCGGACGGTGCATTTACTGACACTGACTGGATTGATTTCAAATACGTAGACAAAACTGACATTGATAATGCGGTCAAGGAGTACGATACAAGCCTTGGACAGGATGAAGTTTTTAATAAGCTGACAAACGGCGGCAAAGATCAGGGGATTTATATACAGGACGGGAAACTGTACATCAATGCAAATTACATCCTTGCAGGCGTTCTGGCAGGTAAATTCATCAACGCAAAAGGGATTAAGGTTATTGACAATGATAACCAAATTACACTTCATATTGACGATGGTGGAAAGGTGCACATTGCTGCAACGGAGTTCTCGTTAAAAGGAAAAGCCGTATCTGAAATAGCAAAAGACACAGCTTCTAATACTGCGACTGAAATCGCGACAAAATACGCCACGCTGAGTGTGTTACTGTCAAATGAATTCCAAGGAATTCCGACAGATTCATCTGGCAAATATACTACATTTCCGACATGCAAAACTACGGTAACTGTACTGTATGGCGCCAAGAATGTGACCGCACAGTCAAATATTTCATTTTCAGCAGGAAACGGAATAAGTGGTTCAGCATCAGGGGCAACGTATACGGTCTCCGGGCTGTCTGTGGATAGTAGCACGATTACTGCAACCGCAACTTACAACGGGATGTCCGCGAAAAAGGAATTTGTGGTCACAAAGCAAAAGCAGGGTGATACGGGGAATGGAATTTCAAAGATTGTACAACATTATCTCGCTACGTCCAGTTCGTCTGGCGTATCAACAAGCAGTTCTGGATGGACGGAAACTGTGCAGACTCCAACACCGGATAAGCGGTACTTATGGAACTATGAGGAGACTTTCTTCACAAACGGGTCTAAGACGACAACACTTCCTTGCGTGATTGGTGTATATGGGGAAAAAGGGCAAGATGGTAAAAATGGACAGGACGGAAAAGATGCCAGTGAAATGACCCAGTTGGAAATATTTAATAAGTTAACCAATAACGGGGAAACACAGGGGCTATATCTTTATGATAACAAGGTGTATCTGAATGCCTCGTATATTGACACCGGGTATCTGGCTGGATGGGAAGTTGGATATAGAAAGCTTTCAGCAAGTGGCACGTATGGAGAAGTAACGCTAGACGCTTCAGCTGGAGAGATCTATTCAGAGACGAATACAGGAGTATATGTGCCGGGGTACGGGACATTGTATGGAACACGAATTAGAGGAATCAATCTTTATACAGGAACCGTACACGCAAGCTCGGTCTCGGTTGACACCAGTGTTTCGGCGGACAGTGTTTCGGCATCAAAAAAAGTCACAGCAGGTACGCACATCGAAGCCAGTGGGCACTTTTACAGCCTTGGCACAGGCACCGACCTTGCAGATTTAAGTGTGCGTGGAACAAAGAAGAGGATTCTTCCAACAAAAAACTATGGCACACAGGCGTTTTATTGCTACGAAATGGCATCCCCCATGTTTGGAGACATCGGAGAAGCATTCATATCAGAAGATGGCACGTGCCTGATAGACATAGATGACATATTCCAAGAATCTACTAATGTGAGGATTGAATATTATGTATTTTTACAAAAGGAAGGGGATGGAGATTGTTGGGTAGATAAAAAAGAGCAGACATATTTCACTGTAAAAGGTACTCCGGGGCTTAAATTTGCATTCGAAATCAAAGCGCGGCAGGCTGATTATGAACACATGCGTTTTGCTGATGCAAGTGAAACAGCTTACGATAGAGCAATAGATACAGACATGCCAGAGCCAGACTACAGTAAAAGCCTTGAAGTATCAGAACCAGATTATGAATCAGAGCTTATTAACGACAGATTAAGCATTATTAACCAGATGGAGGTAGTATCATGAAGAAGATTTTAACAAGTTTTATGAATCTTAGCACTGGAGAGGGGAGCCGTATTGCCTACACCTATTCTGAGGTAAACGAGGAAACAGGAGAAGTTGTCAGTCAGAACAACAAAGGCAATTTCCTTGTACTGGATGACAATGTACAGGCTCATCTTGATGCAGTCAAAAAATATATTCGAGACAAATATTTAGCATAAGGAGGAAGCAGCCATGCCAAAATGGACAGATTACACGATAAAAACAAATCCTGCGGACAAAGATGAGGTAATGATTCTTGATACCGCAGGCAAGGCAAACAAACGTCTTGGTTTGTCGGCACTGTCAGATTGGATTCTGAACAAACTCGCAGATAAGGTTTTTCAGAGGCTTGAAACAGATAGTAAAACAGTACTGGGGGCGATTAATGAATTAAATAGTAACCGGCTCAAGGCCAATAGTTATATTATAATAAATGGTAGTTCTGCAAAGACAGTAAGTATAAAGTGGGGTGATGTAAACAGTCATATGACTTCGCTTCTACTAACTGATAACAACCGCATTACCTCTTTATACATAGCAGGAAGGCTGTCGGGAGTGGAAGAAATATCAAAAAAATCTGAATACGCAGCACCACCCGTACTTGATATTTCTTCTGCAACATTGAAAGTGACACTTGTCCCCTGGAGCGTAGCACTTTTAATTTGCTTTGAGCCTGTGACTATAAGTTAGTAGGATTTCGTTCCGGTCAAAATGATTTGAAAAATATCTACTTGGATTTTTATGACTCACAAATATGTTCCATGATTTCATGAAAGGAGTTGATAAATTGGAAATTAAAGGTATTGACGTATCATCTTTTCAAGGGAAACCTGATTGGACGAAAGTTAAAAATTCTGGAATCAAGTTTGCGATATTAAGAATTCATCAGAAATCTGGAATTGATACATCTTTTGAACATAATTACAAAGGTTGTAAATCCAATGGAATTCTTATTGGTGGATACAAGTACAGCTACGCTTTGACACCGGCACAAGCGATTGACGAAGCTGAGGACGTACTTTCCGTTCTTGGTGGACGTGGACTAGACTTTCCAGTATTCTATGACCTTGAATGGAGCCAGCAGAGAAGTCTCGGAAAACAGGCTATTGAGAATATTGCAGTAGCATTTCTGACCAGAATCAAGAAAGCCGGTTATAAGGTTGGAATTTATTGTAATCTCGACTGGTACAATAATGTTCTGACAGATGCTCTCAAGCAATATGATTGTTGGATTGCTCGTTATCCGGCAAGCGACAATGGTTCTGTGCAGGAAAGATTACGTCCGAATGTCGGTGTAGGCTGGCAGTATTCCAGCAAGGGAAAAGTTTTAGGAATCAGTGGAAATGTAGACATGAATGTATTTTACAAAGATTACAAGGAGAAAGACACAGTGAAGAAAACAAAATTACAGATTATTCATGCGATAATACATGATGCAGTTGAATTTGCGGTAAATATTGCAAATGATAATAATCATGGTTACAGTCAGAGAATCAGAAGTCTGTATGAGATTGATGATCCAAAATCTTTTGACTGTTCGAGTTTGGCGTGTACAGCATATTACTATGCATTCCTGAAAAATGGACTGACCACGCAGGCAAGATATCTGAAAGAACATTGTAGTTATACGGGTAATATGCTGAATATGTGTGACTGCGGTTTCGAGATTGTAGCAAGAAACCAGACTGCGCACAGTCAGATGCAGAAAGGTGATCTTGAACTGAATACGACTTATCATGTTGCTATGGCTATTGATAAGGACAACATTGTACATGCCAGATCATCTGAGGGGACAACCGACACAAAAGACAACAGCGGTAATGAGATCAGAACTCAGCCGTGGTATCTGTATAGTCACGGATGGACTCACCGCCTGAGATTTACCGGCAAGGGCATTGATTTTTCCGGACTGACTGGTACGACTACCAGCAAAACGGAAACTATTACAAAATCTAATACTACACAGACAGGAGAGAAATATATGTTTAATCCAGAAACAGTAAAAGCAGGAGATAAAAACACATCTGTGCTTCTTTTACAGGAAATTTTAAGAGCCAGAGGCTTTAAAGGCAAAAACGGCAAAGCCTTGAAACTTACATGGGCAGCAGATGCGAACACGATTTACGCTCTGAAAGCTTATCAGGAATCCAGAAAAAAAGTTCTGGAAGTGGACGGAATCTGTGGGCCCGCCACATGGAAAGATTTGATTGCCATATAAAAACATCCCGGGGTTAATTCCCCGGGAACTTTATTTATAAACATATTTAGTATCACTTCGGAAGTTTTAGACTGTTATCGTTAGACACACGTTAGTCACAAGTAATAATATTGTTTCCTAATATAATAGTGCCAAAAACACTGTATTTACAGGCATTTGCGCAATTATCTAAATTCTATTTGTTGGTCACAATTAATAAAATTAGAATAATGAAAATGAAATGTGGGAAATCCTTGCAAAATCGCTAGAAACGTTGATTTTAATAGGGTTTCCGGCATTTCGATAATGATATTTCGGTTGTTTTAGAAAGATTAAAATGGGTTCCGTTAGTCACAATTAGTCACAAATGGAACTTTTATCTTTTCTATTTCTGTACGGAGTTCTTCTAGTGTCCTGTGGCCGTACACAGCATTTGTAACATCTCCGCCAAAGGAGTGTCCGAGCATTCGTTTCCGGTCATTCTCCCGGACGCCATATTTTTCGCACAATGCAGAAAAGGTGTGCCGGCAGTCGTGTGGTGTGTGCTTCGGATTGCCGACTATTCCTAAACGTTCCAGTGTAGGATAGAATAACGCTTTTCTGTGATGCTGCTGAGTATATACACATAGTTTCCCATCTTGTGTCAACACTTTCTGCTCAACAAAATGATATACAGCAGGATGTATCGGAACAATTCTGTTTTTACCGGCTTTTGTTTTGATTCCACCTTGAAAGTATCTTTCTTCTAAGTTGGTCGTAAGTTTTAGCACTTCACCGATCCGCCAACCAGAATAGCACATAATAAGAATGAGCTGTACTTCTGGATCGTCGGCATTATTCCACAGTACCTGCATCTCCTGATCAGAAAATGGCGTTCCATGTTCGGTGTCATTATCAGCATTGACATGGACATATAACGCCTTGTTTTCTGTCACAATTTCTGAGTAGACTGCATATTTGTACATCTGCTTGAACAGAGTCAAAATAGCCATCTGGCTTTGCTTTTTCAGCTTACAATCATCAATAGCCTTTTGCATATCAGGAGCCTTTAAATCTTCGAATATGCGATTGTGCAGAACGACGCAGTTTGTATAAGCTGTCCGGTATGCTTCTTTTGAACTATATGACAGTTTTGTCCCCTCTGGGAACTTCCACGCATAAAATTGTTTATATACCTCTGAGAACGTCAATTTCTTGATTTCCGGGTGTTTTCCTTCGACACCCTTGATTGTATTGTAGTCAGCAATCAAGCGGCTTATAAGAGTATCTATGTCGGCTGTAGGGGACACCTCAAGAGTCCGTTCCATGCCGGGGTGATACGTGCCGGCTTTGTATGCTGTCAGGACGGTGAAACCTTTTATCCAGTCATCAACGTAGCAGATCGCCGGCGGACGTTTTAGTTTACCATTATCGCCCGGTGTAGCTGGTGGATGCACTGCGAAGCAGTTTCTCCGATTCTTGCCAAGATACCGGATAGAGCCGAAGTTATTTGGCAACTTTGGATATTTCTTTCTTTTCTTCGCCATTTTTATTCCTCTTTTCTTTAAACGGTTGTTTGAGTATAAAAATAACAGCCGAACAAATTTTCTGGGTTGTTCGACTGCTCCGAAGATGATACAATATGTTTGCCAGAATATTACATTTCTTCGGAGATGTATAAACGCCGTCTCGGTACGCCAATACCGGGGCGGTTTTTATTTAGCTTTCAGCGTTTTGTACGAGTCTTTCGAGTTCGTCTCTATCCCAGAGAAGTACTTGGTCTTTTTCTGCCAGTTGTTTCGCAGAACGGGTAAAATACCTATTGGTCAGAACTGCTGCAACGTGGCAATGATAGAACGTCTTTCCGGCAAATGCCTCCTGCACTGCTTTGTTCCCAATATTATTCGAATAACATTTGCACTGTATCCCATATCGGATTCCGGCCTTCTCTGCCAGTATATCAATCCCCTGATCACCACTTCCTTGTGTGACTTCTACATTATAAAAGCCATCATTGCGAAGCAGATCAGCGCAATAGTATTCGAAGTCGTGTCCTTCCATTGTATCATATACTGGGAGTTGTGGGATTTCCGGCTCTGGTTCGGAAACCAATTCTGGGAATGTCTCAGGTGTAAGTATAATCGGTTTTTCTTGACAGCTATACTGTTCCTCTTGAGAGTGATAATTATATTCTGGAATAACAGGGTCAACTAAACCATCGTTATCAGTTCCGTTAATATGTACGATTTCACTTAAAGTGGCAATTATTTTTGACAGCATTGCCGATAATGCAGCAATAATCAATGCTACGGGAATGAACATGATGATTCCTGCAAAGATTCCCGAGCCTACTTCGACAGGGCCTTGGGCGTTTCCACTTCTTAATCCAGAAACAGTGATGTACGTCATAGACAAAAACCACAAGGCTGTAAAGAATGCTGCGAGCTTATGTTTTTTGTAAAAATTAAATACGTGTTTCATATAGTCCTCTTAAAGTTTTACTTCGAATACCCGCCCGCATTTCTTGCATCTGAATGTTTGTTTGCCCTTTGGCTTTGTGTTGACAAGAGTAAAAGGATGCAGCGGATTTAAGTTAAGGGTTGTTTTCTGGTTGCCCGACAGATATTCAACGTCAGTACTGCCGCATCCAAAACGTGGGCATTTGATTTTCTTAGCCATATTGTTATTCCTCCGTTTGATTATTCTTGCGTATCTTCGCTGTACATGGTGAAAGAATCATTGAGACTTTCCCAGTCAGCCTTATTTTCTGCATAAGTTGATACAGTCTCTTCACCGGTTGAGGAGTCTTTGACTGTGACCTTATAATCAACATCTTTTTCAGCCACCCCATTCACCTGCTGATACACCGGAGCTGTAAACAGTGCGATGTATCCAATGAAGAGTTCAGATTGTGCTATATTAGTAGTAGCAAGATCAATTTCGAACTCAGTCATATCATTATTGTATGTGATATCCTCAACGTTTGGATAATTAGTATCGTCATCCAGGATATCTTTGATATAATCATCAAAATTGGATTTTACGGCCTTTTTCCATTCTTTTTGCTGCTTCTTTGTGAGAGTGTAGGTGGTAGAGCCATCCTCATTGACAACAGCTTCCTTTGCTTCTGGTACTGATGAAGTATCATCATCTTCTTCGAACCCGTAGCTTGGGACAGTAACGGTAACGTCCTTCCCGCCTGCCAGAACCGGAACAGAAGAAGTCAAAGTAAATGTAGCAGTCAGGAACATTGCGGCAGCCTTTTTCTTATTCATAGAATTGTTCCTCCTAATAGCTTTATTCGCCACGCTTCGCACTTTTTATGCGGATTATGTATTTTGTACCGCTGATTTTGCAATATTATGTAAAGTACGGTTATATGTGGTATTTTTATTTTATCATTTTAAGAGTATATTGTAAAGATTTAGAACGAAATAGAGTGATTTAGATGAAAAAGAAATGTTTTTTCTATAAAATAGTGAGAGTTCATGCATATCATTGGCAGTTGCCAAGAGTTGGAATAGGTGGTATAATAGCAAAAAACGAACTAATGTTCGGTTCTATTTCCCACAAGCCGGACATATACTGTAATGTAGGTGGTAGTTGTGACAGGGAGACAGGGAGGGTTATTTATGGATTATAAGAAGGAAATTATTGAGATGATAGAGAATACTGAAAATGAGGGCAAGTTAAAATTTGTCTATACAATTCTTATTAAATATCTAAAATCAAAGAAGCAAGGGGATTAACCCTTGCTCCTTTTGTTTAGTGATGAAACTATTTGTTTTATTGCTTTCTTATCTTCTTTATCGAGTGCTTTGTATTCCTCGATAAAATCTAAGATGTCAGGTTCCGACATAAGATTTCCAATTATGGTTGCATAATCGTCATCGCTTTTAGAACCCATGAGGTATGTTGGTGTTACTTCCAGAACGCCGCATAGAAGTTCAATAGTGTCCATGTCTGGTTTGCATTTATCTTTTTCCCAGTCACTAATTGAATTATGCTTTGCATTGATTTTTTCTGCAAGTTGTTTCTGAGTCAGCTTCTTTGCTGTTCTGGCTTGCTTGATTTTCTCACCAAATGTCATTATCGGTTCCTCCTTTCATAACTAATAATAATATAGAAATTTCGAACTGTCAATAAAATAATTTCGATTTTCTCGAAATTTCTTCTTGACATTCGGATATTTCGAAGTTATACTGTAATTGTTCGATAGGAACGAAATCAAATAGAAAGGAGAAATGAAGAATGTGCGTTGGCAAAAAAATTAAGTCATACCTTGAAAGCAACGGCATAACACAGACATTTGTCGCCAACAAAACTGGCATTCCTGTTCAGAAGCTCAATCTTTCTCTCAATGGAAATCGCAGATTAGATTTCGATGAATACGAATTAATTTGCGGGGCGTTATCTGTTGGGACTGACAAGTTTCTTGAACCGAAAATTCCAGAGCAGAAAGGAGAATAAATGGACGCATTACAATTTAATAAAGCCGTCAGTCAACACTGCAAAGAATCTGGTGGAGACTGTTGCAAATGTGACCTTCGGCTTTACTGTTATCTATCGCCAAGTGAGCGACCAGATGAGTTAGTGAGCCTGGTTATTGATTTTTTGCATAACCGCATTGAAAACCATGGTCATTATACCCATCACAGTGCGGCTTCATTTCCGTGTATTGATGATATGGACATGAGCACCGCAGTAGGTGGCGACCGCTATCAGAAACCTCATACTCTTCATAAACAGTCACGTGTTTGTGAATCTTGTGGCAATGATACAGTCGTGTAATTGTTTCAACCATATAATTCCCCTTTCGTTATACTCGGCATGTCGGTGCCTGTAAATGCATTATAGGTAGAGGGGAAAGAAAATACAATAGGTATAGCATGAAAGGGAGTGAGTATATATCAAAAAGAAATTATTAATTATTCCAATAGTTGCAGGGATTGTTTTTCTCTCTGGTTGTAAAGGGAAACTGAAAGAGGGAGAAATTTACAATAAAGAATTTATTCCTGCGCATACAGAAACAGTTCTAATCTCTACGGTTCATACTAATGGAAAGACGTCATATACAACTGTAATGCCTTATGTGTATTACTATTCGGATTCTTATGAAATAGATATTCGTGATTACAATGAGGAAGAAAAAGAATATGACACGGCTACTTATTATGTAACTGAGGAAGTATATAACCAATGCGAGATTGGAAGTATTTTCAAATATGAAAAAGGTCGGGATTTTAACGAGATTCCATATACTCGTGAAGAAGCAGATTCTGACCAGAAAGGAAACGAGAAAGGAGCATAAATGAACGAATTACAGATTTTTAATTCAGGAGAGTTCGGAGAAATTCGAACAATAGAAATTGACGGGAAACCGTATTTTGTTGGAGCTGACGTTGCGAAAGCACTTGGTTACAAGGACACGGTTAATGCACTTAAACAGCATTGCCGTGGGGTGGTAAAACACCACCTCACAGATTCTCTCGGCAGGAATCAGGAAGCAAGTTTCATAACAGAGGGAGATTTGTACCGCTTGATTATGAAATCGAAACTTCCATCAGCAGAGAAATTCGAATCATGGGTTATGGATGAAGTTCTTCCGACAATCAGAAAGACAGGCTCATACCGGAAACCACTGACGACAGTTGAACAGATACAGGTTATTGCGACAGGATTCTTAGATCACGAAGAACGGCTTAACAGACTTGAAAACACCATGACTATTGACTATGCACAGCAGGAAGCTATTAGGGACTTAGTGTCAAGTGTCGTAATTGCTCACCTTGGTGGGAAAGAATCAAATGCTTACAAGGAAATTGGCAAGAAAGTATTTGCTGAATGCAACAGGGATATAAAGACTTACTTCACAGTAAATGCCCGCAATAACATTCCTAAGCTGAGATTTGAAGAATCTATGGAATATGTCAGAAATTGGCATCCATGCACCAATACAGTAATGATGATACGTGACTGTAACGCTCAAATGAGTATCAGTTAGAAAAGAGGTTTATATGAGTGCAGTTGATAATTACGTAGAGCAGAATGCACAGATTCATCAGTTCGCCGCAGAGGTTGCGAGAATCATATCAGGCATTCCACAGATGCCGGAGTTCTCGTCAGAGAATATGACCGTAGCCGACGCGAG